CAGCCTGGGCAGCGCATGAACCTGAGGGCTGATGGAGAGAAGCTGCGCTGGATGCTCGTCACCGTTGGCGAATTCATGCGCAGCGAAGGGCATTGGCGATGTTACGATCTCAATGCTGACTATACCAAAATTCGTCGGACGGAGCTTTTCCCCCGCCCCCGCAAAAAAAGACTTGGATAATTGCAACCTTGTATTACTGTGCCTATGGGCGTGTATGTTCGGTTATGGAACATACACGCCCTTTTTCTATTCTTCCTGCATCATGTAAAGATACATAACCGACCGTTCCTTTGCATTTTTCAACCGATGACGGCGGTTGATTGCTGTTTCTCCGTCCTCTTTTCCTTTTTTGTACTAAAACTTTGCAACTTTGTACCCAAAATAGGAAAGGAAAGATAAATAATTAAGAAATAGGAGGTTATGTCGGTTTCAAGTCGGCTACAAAAACGGTTGCGGATCGGTTTCAAACTACAAAAACTTTGCAACCGCTTAAATTAGGTTGGCGCAAAGATGCAAGATTACAAAGTTATGTACCCGGTTGCAAAATGCTTTTTTGTTTTTGTGTCTTCGTAATATGATGGTTTACAGTGTGTTGTTATTGAAAAATGCAGGGTTGCAAAAACGCATAAATTTCTGGGCAAATCAAACTATACCGAAGATACAACAAAAACGTACCGATATATATTCATGGGCAAATGCACGCGTGTTGTTAAAATACAAGAAATCCTGCCCCAGGGTACTTTTCCAAGCGCATTTTTCAGATTATTCTTTTTTATGTACAGCTGAAAATGTGTATCTTTGTAGATAAACTTTTGATTATGAAAGATTTCGTGTTTTATATTAAACTGGAGCATTACCTGGCTCAGTGGTTGACACATTCGCTGGGCAATCCGGTGCGTTTTCCGGCACAGAGCAATGAGAACTCGGTTATACGGCGCTTTCTGCAGAAGCTGCCACCGGACAAGTTACCCGAAATGCCGTCCGATGATACGGTCGCGATTGTGATCCCTGATTCCAAGGCGAAAGATCCGGCAGTGTACAATTACCTGGGTCCGTTGGCCAAAGAGGCGGTGGTTGAATCCATCGAAGACCTGTTCCGGCGCAATCTTTGGTCTGAACTGGGGGATATGACCAGCAGTTCTGTGGGGCTGAACAAGACAATTGCGGCTTGGTGCGAGATGCATGGCATTGACATTGACTACATAGAAACAGTCCGGCAGAAATACTATCGGATGCGCAATGCCTATAACCGGAAAGGCATGTTTTTAGGTTCTTTAACAAGAAAAAGAGAGGATAAGACCCCTGTTTTTGTACAACACCGAACAACTGCGAACAACACCGAACAATTATGAGCGAAATTCACTACATCAGCCGCGTGGAGTACTGTGAAGTCCGAGAACTGACCGCCATGACAGTTGTAAAAAAACAATTTGCCTTGGTTCCACCGGCCGCAAACTTTACGCGGTTACCCATGGTCGGACTGGCTTCGGTCGAAGTCAGCGACAAAATCGAGAACAAACAGCGTGTTTTCGTATCTAAGCTGGCGGTTTTCCTGCCTGAACGGTTCGAGGTGGGCAACAAGAAGCTGTGCTTCCGGCTTCGGACTGTGTCCGGAGAATATTTTATGCTGGGTTCAGGTGACCGCCCGTATTCCCTCATTACCTCCACAGATACTATACCCGATACCCTCTCTTCCAGGTGTGGAAGTGCCATGGTGGCCACCTATACAGGCATTCTGCCCTTGCTTCGTATCATAGATTAGGTATTTTTATATATATAAGGTATAGTGTAATATTGCAATCAAAAATGTGATATGACCTATAACCTGAACATAGATGACTACATTGGCCGTTGGGGCTACTCCAAGCAGTATGTCCGCAATCAGCTGGCAGGCTTGAAAGGCAAGCCTGTCAATGTCCGCATCTCCTCTTTGGGAGGTGCGGTTGATGACGGGTTGGATATCCGTCAGCAGTTTGTTGATCATGGAAACGTGACCGCCTACCTGTATGGGCTGGTGGCAAGTTCGGCTACTATTGCCGCACTGGGTGCGAAAAAGGTGTGCATTTCCAGATATTGTCTGTTCCTGGTGCACAAGGTGAGCAACTGGGTGGATGCCTGGGGGCAGTATAACGCTGACCAGATCCAACAGCTCATCGATGAGCTGAAGGAGAACAAGCTGCAGAACGACAAGTTTGATCTGGTACTGGCGAACATGTATGCGGCCAAGTGCAACAAAAAGGTAGATGATATTCTTGATGTTCTGAAGGCGGGCAGGTGGCTGACCGCACAAGAGGCGTTGGAGTATGGTTTTGTGGACGAGATCATCGAGGGCGATGAGGATAAGCTCAATCTTGCCGCTTATGAAGGCAAGGTCAATATGCTGGGGTTGTCCCCTTTGCCGGTTGCGTCCGGGAGTGAGCGGGATACGGCTGATAGTCATAAATTACTAAACAAAATATTAACTAAACTGGACGGATTGTTTTCATCCAAAGAAAAACAGTCCGTCCCTTCTATTGTTTCCGAAATGAAAAAAGATTACACCAAAATCAACACCCTTCTGAATGTGGAGGGGGTGGAGGACTCGGATGGCAAGGTAATACTCACCGAGGAACAGGTTAGGGCTGTCAATGACCGGCTGGATGCGCTGGAAACGGAGGTCGGCGAACAGAAGGATTTGGTCAGACAGCGTGACGAGCAGATCAAGAACCTGCAAAAATCCGATGGTGACACTACCACCACGAGTGTGAAAGAAGACGAAAAAAATGATGCGGTGTCCGCTGCATCCATGTATGACGAAGTTAAAGACTATATTTGATATGGCACAAGTTAGCGTGAATATTACCAGCGAGGATCTTCAGAAGAGTGCTCGCAAGTACCGTAAGGAGTTGTTGCAGATGCCTGTATTGGGGCTATCACGTTCTTTGCAGCACATGACCTTACGTCCGGGAATCCGTTATGCCGAGACTGTGGGTGAACTGTCGGGTGACATGCAGTTCGGACCGTACTCCGAAACCCGTGAGGATAACAGTGAGGTGGTGATCAATCCGCGCACCCTGTATACCTACTTCGGTTCTGTCGTGCGTAATTTCTCACCGAACAAGATTTATCAGTCCATGTGGGGTTCCGACATTACCAAGGGCGAGGCGTTGAAGAATACCGAGATCACCCGTAAGGTGCTGGCGTATCTGACCGCCCAGTTGGGCAAGAACCTGAATATGGTACTGTGGAATGCGGTCCGTAATGATTCGGGTGAGACTTCCAAGGATCTGTTCAATGGCTTTGACACCATTACTAAAAAAGAGCTGGATGGCAAAAAACTTTCTGAAGAGTTGGGCAACTACAAGGTCATTGAGGCGATTACCAAAGAAAATGCCGTCGATACGCTCAAAGCGGTCTGCATGGCGGCTGACGATATGCTGACCGAGGAGTCTTCGGTCAAGCTGTTTGTTCCGAAACATGTGCTTTTCGACTATTGTGAGGACTACAAGAGCACTACAGGAGCGATCCCGTACAACCGTGAATACAAGCAGTACTATGTCGAGGGGTTTGACAATGTGAACATTGTGCCGTTGGCGAATAAGAAGAACAGTCCGTTCATCCACATGACGGTCAAGCGTAACATGCTGGTGGGTGTTAATCAGACCGGTGAGGAAGAGAACGTGGAGGTGGCACGCTTCAAGGCATTTGTGCTCCAGTTCATCGCGACGATGTTTTTCGGTGTGGAGTTCGAGAGTTTGTCCAAGGAGCGTCTGCTGGTGGCATCCATTGATGGTACAACCCCGATCTAAAATAAGGAGGTGATATGGCAAAAGATTGTACGACAGCGGATATTTACCAGTCACTGAACTGGTGTGACGGTCAGACGGTGCTTCCGGGCATCCGTCCGAAGGTTTTCTTTCAGAAGAAATCCAATATTGCAGCTTGGCCCAAACTGCCCAAACTCGAAGAGGCGAAAAGCATGGGAGAGTTGGCGACTTACAAGGGTAATTTCACGATGGCGGCGGAAAAGAAGTGGCTTACGATCAATTCCTTGTCCGCCAAATCCAATGTGACAACCGAGGTGCAGGGAGAACGTCCGAGCACCACGTCTTTGAACAAATGCACGATCAAGCATCCGGGTACTGAAGAAGATGCGGCGGGTTTTTGCCGTCAGGCGATGGCCGATGATCTGGTCTTTCTTGTACAGCAGCGCAACGGCAAGTTCCGTGTGATGGGGTGTGAGGAGTTCGAGACAGTGACCAAGCCCGCCCAGGCATTGGGCGAGGGAGTAACCGGAGAGGCCGGTACCACGCTTGAGATAGAAGCGACCGATGTGTGCCCGGCTCCTTTCTATCCGGGTAAAATTGAGACGGAGGATGGGGATATCTCCGGTGCGGACGGTTCCGCATGGAGCGATTCTTCTTTGGATGAGCCTTGATTCTTTAAGTTTATAAATCGGAGTGGTGGTGTGGCTGGTCTATGCCGCCACTTTTTTAATATTTTAATATATGGATGAGAAATTGACTCATAAAATACAGGACTATCTGGATACACCGCCTTCTGAGCGTGATGTGGTGGCGGGTGCCACTCTGTTGTTGTCCTTGAACCGTAATAAGATTTTGTTTCAGAATGTAATCCGCAAGCCGGAAAAGTTTGCCGATAAGGTGGAGTACGAATTGCGCAAGCACTTGAAAATCCGTTTGGATGGAAAAACCGTATCTGATATCGCACTGATGAATATCACGGTCATACCTTCCGCACAACGGATCATAGACGGAGGTGTCCCGGTACTGGATGTGGATGATGAGTTCCCGGAGGCGAATGTCGCCAAAGGCAGGCGTATGGATCATGACCGCCTTCCCCCTGAGATTCAACGTCTGTGGACGGATAACGGGGCGTTATGGTTTAAGATCAAAGAGTTGTTTGAGCAGCTGAAGGGCATGGAGTCGGCGCCGGCTTGTGACCGTTACGAATACCTGAAGCTGCTTGATGAAGCGGACAAGAAGTATCGTGCCAACCTGCAGGCATACGATGATTATAAGCCTGGTGATCCGGTGACGAAGACGGAAGATGCTTCCGGTCTGGACCCGGCTGAAATCGCTAAAAAAGTGGGTGCGGCACGCAAGTATCTGTCTGATAACAAGAAGAAGCTGGCGGAGTTGAAGGATACAGATGCCGGCAAGTTTACTGCCTTGTTGCAGAAGGTACAGCAGCGGTATGACTTCCTGATTGCTACCGGTAATGTGGTGGATGAGACACAGGCAGCGGAACTGGCGGCGGTGGGAGTGACCATCTCAACCGATGAAAAAGGTTAGGCAATTGTTTCGGTCACTGTCCGAAGCACCCTTGCAAGCGTATTTGGATAACCGTGTGCAGCTATTCGACATCATCGAGATGATTCTGAGCGAGACTGGTCCGGCGGAGATTTACATCTCCACCTTTTCCACTTCCGAAGAGTTTCTCCGCCGGATCTATCGCTTGAAGCGGCGCGGTCAGCTTATCCGGGCTACCATGTTGGCGGACTTGAAAGCATCCCGTAAGACGGTCAATCTTTATACTTTCATAGCCAATGTGTTCGATGAAGTGTACTTGTCTGAAAATCATTCAAAAGTGATTCTCATTCAAAATGCAAGGTGGCAGGTGTCGATATGCACCTCACAGAATCAGACAAGGGGCAATCGTGTCGAGAGCGGAATCATCACAACCGATCCCGCTGTTTTTATACAACTGAGAGAGCGTTACGCTCATATTATTAATACTAACGCTATACAACTGGATGGTCTATTCAACGGAACAACTTGATCGGATCAGCGAGCTGGCGGCTCTGCTGACCCCTATATCCGATATGGCAGTGCTGCTTGATGTGGATGCGGACACGTTGCGTCTGGATATCCTTGACCGTAATTCGCCTGTTTCCAGGGCGTATTATTACGCCAAAGCATCCACTGCACTGAAACTGCGTAGACAGGAGATCGAACTGGCGAATGTGGGCAGTCCGTTGGCGGTGTCGTTGACAAACGGTTATCTGTTGAATATGGACGCTGATAAAGATCTGTAATAACTATGCCTGTACCTGCTACGATAGAAGTATGTGAGAAATATCTGTTCGCCGATGTCAACGAGATGGCGGCTGACGGCATTCCCGAACTGATTCAACAGCGGTTGATCCGGCTCCGGGATATGTATAATTACTGGTTACAGTTCCCGCGCAAAAAAGATTTGGAGATTGTGCAGGAACTGGAGTATCGCTACAAGATCAGCAAATCTTCCGCATACGATGATGTACGCATTATCAAGCGTCTGTTGGGTGATCTGGCCAAGACAACCAAGGATTACCATCGCTACAAGTTCTGCCAGATGATTGATGAGACTTTCGAAATGGCCCGGCGTATCAAGGATGCGCGCGCCATGGGGGCTGCCGCCAATTATTATGGCAAATACACCCAGTTGGATAAAGAAGACATCTTGGACAAAGGTTATGATAAGATTATAGTGCAGCCTTTCGAGCCGACGGATGATCCGACCGTGCTTGGCATCAAGCCTATTCCTAATGTCCGGGATAGAATTAAATCAAAGATTCAACAATATTGGTCTGACGATATTGAGGATGTGGACTTTGAAGAGGTTGAGTTCAATGAAGATGATATCTTTAATCCTAAACCGAAAGAATAATGAAACAATACTTTAATGACCCTCAGCAGGAAGTGATGTACACGGCGGCCAAAGATTCGGTGATTGTGGGTGGTCGTGGTATCGGGAAAGGATTGATTCATGCGGCATGGAATTTGCGCAACATGCAGCGTATGCCCGGTTCCATTACAGGATTTGTCGGTGCCAACTGCAAGCGTGTCTTGACTAATACGTTGCCCTCCATGCTGATACATTGGGAGAACTGGGGATTTAAGCGTGACCTGCATTGGTGTGTCGGTCGCAAGCCGCCGAAGTCATGGGGGTGGGGTGAGCCTATTTTTGAACCCGATAACTGGGAGAATATTCTATCCTTGTATAACGGATCAATCGGCTATATCATTTCTCAGGACCGGAGCGGTACATCCAACTCGCATTCTTATGACGCACTGGATATTGACGAAGCCAAGTTTATTGACTTCGAACAGCTGAAGGATGAGACACTTCCGGCCAATCGTGGTAACAAGCAGCACTTCGGGCATCACTTTTTTCACCATGGCATGTTGATCTCCTCTGATATGCCGGTCACTAAAAAAGGGTCTTGGTTCCTGGATTATGAGAAGAAGTGTGATCCCGAACTGATTGAGGTGATACAGGGCGCTGTTTTTGAAATATGGAAGACCAAAGATAAAATCAAGAAGCTGGTTGCGGCAGGTAAGGAGATACCTGCTTATCTGCGTTCTTATCTCCGTACTCTTTCACGTGATCTGTGCCGGATGCGTTCCGTGGCGGTCATGTACAAGGAATATTCAAGTATCTGGAACATGCAGGTGTTGGGTGAGAAGTGGGTTAATGACATGAAACGTGACCTGCCTCCGTTGACCTTCATGACGGCTATCCTGTGCAAGCGCATAGGCATCACCCGTGACGGATTCTATTCTTCGTTGCGTTCCGGTCACAAGTACAGTGCTACCAACTTTTCCTACCTTGACAGTTTGGAGTACAAGTTTGACAAGCTCAAGGTTCCCACTTCGTTGGCTGATGCCGATGTGGAGACTCAAATGCCCATCTGCATAGCTTTCGATTACAATGCGAATATCAACTGGCTGGTGGCAGGACAGCCGCAGGGGCGCAAGCTGAGAGTGCTCAAGTCCTTCTTTGTAAAGTACGAGCGTAAGTTGCCTGAACTGGTGGATGATTTTTGTACTTATTACCGGCATCACAAGCGTAAGAAGGTGGTGTTCTACTATGACAGTACGGCATTGGGTTCCAATTATGCAGTCAATGATCAGGATTTCAGGTGGGTTATTGCGCATGAGTTCCGCAAGCGTGGCTGGCAGGTGGATGAAGTGTATATAGGCAAGCCTATGAGTCACATTGAGAAATATCTGCTGGTCAACCGTATGTTGTCCGGACAGGCGAATCTTATACCTTTCTTTAACGAGCAGAATAATGAAGATCTGCTGATATCCATCCAGACGGCAGGTGTGTACAATGGGGGCAAGGACAAACGGGGTGAGAAGCTGGCGGAAACGGAGGAGGACCGGCTTGAAGGGCGTACCGATGGCTCCGATGCGTTTGATACCTTGTGTATCGGTTGTGAGAAATTTCCACATACTCATATCAACCTGTTTGTTACTTCCGCGTTGTAGAGATTACCGAAGTGTATATCTCATTACCGTGCATCATATGATGTGCGGTTTTTTTGTCCTAGTTTGCGGCATACCGTCCGCTTGGTAATAATAAGTTACATATTCCGCTGCTTTTTGGGGGTGGGTAATGATTTTTTCGATAGCGCGGTGGGGGGTACGCTTCGCTAGTTCCGCACAAAGTGCGGGTGAAAAAGGCTGTAAATGCTTGGTAAATAGGCAATCCTTTTTTTGAGCGCTGGAAAACTGAAAAATATATGGTCGTAAATGCTTGAAAAAGATAGGTAATTCGTTGATTGTTAACTATTTTTAATCTTTAGGCGAAAAATGGATTATTTTAAAGGTGTGGGTTTGACGTTTGTATGTTTTTTGATTTTCAACTCATAAAAAAAATGATTGGGCTTTATGGCTTTTTATTGTGCTTTTATAAACTGTTCTTATGTATAATGTATTGATTTATAGTTTGTTATGTGATATTTTGCTGTTGCGTATTAACTATAAAATGAGTATCTTTGTATTGTAAGGATAAGGCATAAAGGTTGCACTCTTTATGCTGTTAAACTCCTAATAATAACAAATGTTTAACTCATTAAAATTTTAATTATGAACGCAAATCAAAATGCACAGAGTGTGGAAACTGCAAAAGCAGTAGTGATGGGAAACACAAAAGAAGTGGCTAACAAACAAGAAACGGCAGTTGAGAATGCTTCACTTATTCTTTTGCCTACGCTCCCCGAACAACCTAAGGAGAAAAAAACTAAAACGGAGGCTAAAGTCAAGACGGAAAAAGCAGAATCACAGCAAGCTGCTCCTAAGAGTAAAAAAATGAGTATTGATGAACTGACTGATAAGGCCGAAAGGGTGTATATGTTGCAGAACAAATATTCTGAGATTCGTAGCAAACGCAAGCAGTTACAGGCTTTTGTCTTGAAACATGAAGAGGAAACAGCGCAACTGACATTGGTTGATGCTAGGGGCATGAGCATTGTTACTCATAATCCGACAGCAATTAAAAATCTTCTGGCGGATTGGGGGAAAGACCTTAATAGTAAATTAAAAGAGGTTGAGAATAATTTGCGGACAGAATTGGAACACCTTTTATAAAAAAATCCTCCTGCATTGTTGCACCAATGCAGGAGGGTGATGTAAAACAAAAGTTTCACTCATTAAAATCTTATGCAAAAATGGGAAATTATTTTGAAAATGCCAAAACAATACAGGAAAAACGTAGTATTTTGAAACAACTCTCTGAACCGATTAAAGTATTGGTGAAGATGGGGCAGATAGAATGTATAAACGAGGGGTTAAAGACTGTTTATGCCCAGTCGGGCCATTGTGAGTTGAAAACATTGAAGCAATGGAATCGCGAGGGTAAGAAAATTCGTAAAGGTGAGCACGCCCTTTGTTTATGGGGACAGCCCAAGCAACGGACGCCGAAAGTTGATGAAGCGGATACGGAAGAGAATGACCCTTTGAACTTTTTCCCGATTTGTTTTGTGTTCTCTAATTTGCAGGTCTATGAAAAACAATGATTTGAAGCCTTATGGAACGTATTTGAATATGTTGGCGCACAAATACGATAAAGGACAGGTGTTTGAGGACTTTTTACAGATTATAGTCTGTTGTTTGCAGATGGGGAGAGCAGAAGAACTTTATTTTAAAACGATTAAGAAATATAGTCGGGATGAATTACAATATTTTTCTTTGGCTTTTGCTTCGTTGGTGGATGAAATGACACGTAAAGAATTACAGGACCCCTTTTATGGCTGGTTTGAACAAAATCTTTTAAATGCAGGTAGCGGGCAATTTTTTACTCCTCGACCTGTTGCGGATTTGCTGGCACAATTGGAATATATTCCTACTGTTGATAAAGCCGATAAGACGGATAATGATAAACGCATATACGACCCTTGTTGTGGTAGTGGTGGGCTTATTTTGGCTTGTGCGAGAAAAGACCGTAATCGTTATTTTGTTGCAGCGGATATCTCTTATACTTGTTGTTTGATGACTTTAGTGAATATGTGTTTGTATTCCTTGAGTGGTGAGGTTCTTCATATGGATTCACTGTCTTCTGATACTTGTTGGCATAGATGGTTAGTTATTGTGGACAGCTTTACTAAGTTACCGACAATCTATGAAGTGACGGACAATACACCGACACCGCATGAATCCTCAGCAGATTTGCAACCGATGAAGTTGCAGGGAAATATTCAGCCTGTTAAGGATATGACACCGCAGATTCAGTTTGTCCGTTTTGGCGCTAGATAATGCGTTAGAAAGTCTGAAAAGGTGCTCTATACCTCAATTCGAGGGATGGAGTGCCTTTGCGTGTCGCCCCCTGCGGTGGCTTGCAGACACAACCTCCTGCTCTTTGTTTGGAGGCTGTGTCTGCAAGCCACCGCAGGGGGAAAGCGGAATTTTTTGTTTAACGCAATAGAATTGCGATAAGGGAACGCATTAAAAATGCGATTGTTTGAAAAAATGTTGCCGGTTCTATTATATCATTCTTGCTATTATGGATGCTATAAAGCTGATGATAAAGCACATGATGAATAAATACTTGTTTCTGCTTTTATAGTTGGTTCAGATAAATTGAATGAAATTCACAAGCGTTTTCTTTAAAAAAAATTGATTTTCCTTTTGCAGTTTCAAATATTATTACAATATTTGTATTGCCAAATAAAAACCGATTTGCATCTCCTCATATCGTGTAACCCGTAAAATCGGGTTCCGGGTGGTTCCGGTTGGCGCACGATATGAGGAGATGTTTTTTATAGTATGACAGAATTTATTATAATAGCGGCAGTAGTAATATTTTTTATTATATTACTTAAAAGCGATGCTCAAAAAGAGAAGGGTATTACTCGTCAATCGTATAATGACGATAAAATAATCAATGAATATTCAAGTTATTATAAACAGTCAGAGTATATACAAGCAAGTGATTTATCTAATGTGAGTATTCAAAAATATCATGAATCGAATTATATAGTAGGTTCAGTTCATGGTGGATTTATGAGAAAATATCGTGAGTGTGAGGGAATAATATATACAATAAAAAGAGATGAAGAACATCTTTATATAAGACGGTTTGATATAAGAATAGGGAACCGGATCTTATGCAAAAGTAGGGTCATCGTTAAAAACGAATTGTCGGAGTTGATAAAAGAAGCCGAAGCTCAATTTCAAGAATGGTGCAATAAAGTAGAAGAAAAGGAAAAAAAAGGAAATATGCCAGATAGCGAATTAAAGCGTTTGAATGCTAATCGCAAATATCTATCTGAAAATAAAAAGAAGTTACTTTCGTTAAAAGATGAGGGAGACACAGAAAAATATAATCTCTTATTATCGAAGATGCAAGATAGATACAATGAGATTATAGCGTCTGGTAGCTTTTTGAAGGAATCCCAACTAAAAGAACTAGAAGATTTAGGTATTATCACAAGTACTGAATGCGCAGAGAAAAAAGATGTGATAGTTCCTCAATCGAAGAATTGTACATCTCATAAAAAGAAAAAACTATCAATAGTCTTTGAATTAAAAGGTTTATACTATCGAACAGCATTTGAGCAACTGGCTGCGGTTATGTTAGAGGTGGGAGATTCTTTGCGATTAGAACTGGAGCCGGATAATGACAAAGATCCTACAGCCATTAAGGTATTCACGGAGAGCAATGATTTTATAGGTTATGTTGATAAAGACCAAAGTGCGTTAGTTACATCTGTATATGATAGAATCATCTCTTGCATTGTCATAAAGAAAACACGTCATCAAATACCTTATATTACATGCAAAATTGAATTTACTGAATAAAAAGTTTGGCACTCTCAAATATAATCCTCATATTTGCGGTGCTAAACAAAACCATGTGTGTTCATGACGTTAGAGCAACGGTTAATGCTCATGATGAATGGGCTTTTTTTGTGCCTAATAGATTTAAGATATTGTAGAAGTCACAACTTTTGTGATAAAGTTACGGCTGTCTTTCCCAACTATTTTTGCTCTGCGGAGTGGATTATGGTTTTGTTTAGCGACACGGGATAGGACAGCCGTTTATCTGTCTAAAATGCTAAACAAAACCATAATCGTATGAAACAAACAGTTTCAATTCCTGCTACCGACATAAATGTCGTGAGCAAATCGTCAGTCCTAACTATGTGGCTGAACCGTGAGAATCAATTATTTTCTTCCGTACTTGAAGAATCAGTGTCTAACCGTCAGGTGTGCCTTATGGCTCATGCTTCCTTGGCTTTTTCTGCATTGGTATGTGCAGCATTCGTGTCGGCTGTTCCTGCATTGCTTTGCCTGGCTTGGTTTGTTGTGTCGTTACATCTTTGCAAGAAAGGAGGGCTGAGATGAAATTCTTTATTGATAATCCTAAAACTTACCTGTCTGTCAACAATAAAGGCAGGGCTATGAACCAATGGATTTCCACTTTTGCTCATGTCTTGATTTCTGATGAACTGTCACGTGATGCCTTTATTGAGGCTGTTCGTGCCAAAGCGTCCATGTTGGATGAAGAGTTTCCAAGAACCAAACCGCTTCATGTGGATGTTTTAAGAGGTAATTACATACAGATCTCAGTTTATCCCGAAAAGAATCAATTTAATACAGTTTTTATAGTTAATATTTATCCAGTACGCGGCGAGTTCCGCTTCTGTGAAGCTTCAAACCCGAATATGCTGGAAGGAGGTTTGCGATGAATGACGAATTTTCAATAATGAAGACTGTCGAGATAGGTAGTGACGGTAATAAAGAAGTCAAATTCCATTTATTTGCTCAAAATTATGGAGATATATCCGAAATAAATCATGAACAATTAATCCGATTAGATGCGTTTTTGCATGACTATGTTATAAAGGAGGTGAAGCATGAAAAATAATTCTACTCCCAATCAATCTCGTGTAGAGAAATATGTATTGATTGAATATCTGATGGCGTTTCTTCCGGCTGATCAACCCGATGGTGATGGTGTGTTGTTGAAAAGCACACAAGATATTCAAGATGATTTGTCTGATATGGTGGAGTTGTCCTTGAATGATATTGCATCTACGATGCGTGATACGGGCTATCATATTCATATAGACAGTGACAATCGTCCCAAATGGATGATGATGCGTCGATAAGAAACATTTTTTTATACATTTTACATAGAGGACATTCTGTTGCGAAACAGGGTGTCCTTGTCTTTTATTGCCCGTGGTATTTGCCTTATTTTTGAAATAAAAAAGGTTATATGATAGTTTTAGTAAAGGATATCCCGGCCTATGCCTTCAGTTCCGGACTGAACGAGCTGGTGTTCGCTACGGATCAGAATAAGGCTGTTTTCTCATTGACGGTCGGAGAAAAAGAGATTCTGTCCGAAACTTACATTCCGGATACTTCCGGCCGGATAACCATCAATGATTTGCAGGGCTTGATAGAACCGTATTTGGCAACAAACCTGATAGAACGGTGCAGTTATCGGATAACGGACGGATCATCCGAACAGAATAAAAACTTTACGGTGCAGTTCTGTGCTGCGGAGTCCTCCATGCCGGCTGCGGATTTTATGGCGGGTTATTTCCTGTCCACGCTGATGGGAGAGAAGGTTACGGCGATAGGGCGTAAGGAGTTCGTGCATCTGGTCACGACTGAGGCGTGTCCTGTGACCGCTACCTGTGTCTATTACCGTGACGAAGACGGTTTGTCTACCCGTGAGGTGAGTTTGCGGCAGGTGACAGATACGGACAAGATCGTCACGGTAGAAGTTTCTCCCGAATTGTTGGTCAAACCGGGCTTCGAGCTGGTGCGCTATATTATTCATGCCGGAGTACGGACGCAGACCTTCTCACTCGATCCTGATGCGCCCGATGTCGCTCCGGTTCTGTTGTTCACCAATTCTTTCGGGTGCCAGGAGACGGTTTACTGTACCGGAACTCATGCGTTGGAGCCGGAATACGTCCGGTCCACCGCTTACACTAATGGCATGTTCCGTAATTATCGGATTGATGAGACCAAGGTGTTCAAGGCCAATACGGGTGTGTTGACACATGAGATGGCGTTGTGGCTTGATGATTTGTTCCGATCTAAAGAGATTTATCTGCTGGACGGTACGACAGTGGGCAAGGAGGTTACCATCACCGAGTCGGAATCGAAGCGCAGCAACGATCCGGATCATTTGCCGTTCTTTACTTTCTCTTATCGGTATGCGCAGCGTAATCACAATATCTTGCAGTTGCCGCGTGCCGGACGTGTGTTTGATAATACATTTGATTATACGTTTGAGTGATATGGGCATAAAGGTAATACATAGGCTTGATGCCATCCGGCTGCTGGAATCCGGACAGCCGGTTGATTTGCGTGTCTGGAAATTGTCCACAGGTGACATCATTGAGTATAAGGGGGTGATCTGTATCGATTCCCATTGGCGGGGAGGTACGCATCTGGTCAAGTGTCCCAAATCCGGACTGCCGCGCAGGTTACGTGATATCACATTGTTTTCAATTAATGGTATGGAGGTTTATTTATGAAAAATAAGACAAACAGCAGGGTGCGGCTGGACTATATCCCTTCAGGCGTGTTTGAGGTGGGTAAATCCGGCGTGCAGGCATCCATGGAGACGGTCGAGGACAGTTCGGCGGTTTTTGACGAGGATGGCGAAGATGTGTCCTCGACGACGTTGCCGGGGGCGAAAGGTTATAAATACGTGAACTGGGGCGCTGACAACAGGCTACCGTATGAGCTGATCAGGTTGATAGGGGTTGACGAGGTGATGTCTCAGAACAAGTTGTTCAATGTGCTTACCTGTTACGGTGCCGGGCAGAAGTATAATGACTATGATACCGGCAGACCGACTGTTGATAAGGAAATTAAAAAATGGATGCTGCATAACAGTATACCTTCCTTCATGCTTGAACAGGCGACAGATATGAAGTATTATTTTTTCTGTGTGTCGGTGATCATACTGTCTGTTGACGGTTCCCGGATTGTCAGGCTCCGGCACAAGGAGGCTTGTTATTGCCGGTTTGAAAAGGCGGATGACAAGGGGCGTATCAATCATGTCTTCTATGGCAACTTCCGGAAGTCGGCCTTGCGTGAGGATGAGATCGAGGTGCTGCCGCTGCTTGACGAAAAAGACCCGTTGGGTGATCTGGAGGTCCGGATGGGGCGTGCGCCCGGCAAGGACGGAAAAAAGTCTCCACCCACCAAAGACCGCAAGTTTGCCATTCTGGTCCGTTTTCCGACGCCCGGTTGCCGGTACTATCCGTTACCCAACTATACTTCTATATTTCGAGGCGACTGGTTTGACATCAAGCGGTTGATCGGTAAGGGGAAAAAAGCCAAGCTGAAGAATCATGCGACGGTTAAGTACCAGGTTGAAGTCCACAAGGATTTTTGGTCCAATCTGTTGGCTGAAGAGCACATAACCGAGCCTGTAAAGCAGCTGGAGCGCATTAAGAAAGAAAAAGAGAATATTAAAAATTTTGTGTCCGGCATCGAGAATTCCGGCAAGGTCTGGATTACCGGTTATTACATCGATCCTAACGGCAAGGAGAACCGTATGGTGCGTATCAATGTGATTGATACGACTAAAGAGGGTGGCGACTGGTCTGAAGACATTCAAGAGGCGTCCAATATTACCTGTTATGGTGATAATATTCATCCCAATCTGGTGGGGGCCACTCCGGGCAAGTCACAGTCCAATAACTCCGGATCTGACAAGCGCGAGCTGTTTACTCTCAAGCAGTCGCTTGAGATTGCCTTTCATGATCTGATGTACATGCCGCATAACGTGGTGATTCATTATAACGGATGGGGTGAGAAGGTCTATCCGGATGTGCCGATGATCCTGCTCACGACTCTGGATCAGAATACCGATGCCAAATCAACGACAGCTAACCGGATAAACCATAACAACGATGAAGATGATAATTGATAAACAGACTTTTGAGAAGGTCGTTTTTGCAGCCGCTTCGGCAAACGTGTATGTGTTTGATGCGATACAAGATCGGTTTGAACAGGCTGAACATAAGCTCTTCGGCACGGTGCTGGGGCGTGATACGGATGTGGATACGCTGCCCGTTAAAGAAGATGTGTGCCGTTATATCTGTCTTGATGCGTTTTATCAGGCGATCCCGGGGCTGGATCTGATACTGACGGATACGGGGTTCGGTATTGTCAATAACCAGAATATATCTCCGGCATCACGTGACCGGGTTGAATCGTTGCGCGTGCAGATACAGCGTGAGGCGGATTATGCGCTGGACTGTATTATTGAGGGCATGACTGGTGATGACGCTTGGTCTTCCTCAGTTTGTGCCCGGTTGGTGATCAGTTCCCTTTACTATACCGGTGCCCATGTGCGTGATTTTGCAGGCCGACCGGCAGCTATCCGTACTGATCTGCTCGAACTTCGTCCGCAAATCAGCGAGGCTGAAGAATATATCCGGCGCGAGATATCCGCAGTTTTGTTTGATCATTTGCTTGAACAAATCCGGCATAAGTCACTGGCTGAAGCCGAGATACCGTTGGTTTGTGCGCTCCGTAGGGCGATAGGGTTTTGGATCAACAAGCAGTTGCCGGCATTCCGTGTGGAACTGGCGAATGTGGTTAACTTGCTGGAGGGGTGTCCGGACGATTTTCCGGCGTATAAGGATAGCGATGCGTATAAGGTAAAACATTTTGAATACTATAAAAATGAAAAAGAAGATACCTGCTACTTTTGGGGATAGGTTGATCAACTTCCATCTGCCGGATGCATGGCACAAGCTGGAGCAATGGCAGTTGCGCTATGTGTGTTATATCATGACCCGTTTTGATCCGGTCACGGCAAAGACATACATCTTTGTCCGGCTGCTGGGGATCACTGTATTGCGCAGACAGGAGGACGGGTGGGTTTGTTCTGTTCGCAACGGATGGAAAAAGGTTCGGTTCTTTGTTCATTCGTGGCAGGTACAGTGTTTCCTGCACACGCTGGACTTTATCGAGCGTCCGGGTGATATGCCTTTCTGCCTGTGGCGGATCGGCAGGTTCCGGTCGGTGGATGCCCGGTTGCATGATGTTCCGTTTAAGGAGTATGTCAGTATTGAGAATTATTATCAGGGCTTTTTACACACGCGCGATAACGCTCTTCTGCGTTCCATGGCAATTTTGTTGTACGTGGATCGCAAAGGGCGGCATCCCCGCCGGTTCAATCCTTCGGAAGAAGAACTGCTGTCCGTGTTTTTGTGGATTGCATCGGTTAAGAATCATTTTACAAAAAACTTTCCCTATCTGTTCCGTCCTCCGGAACAACTGGAGGGTGAAGCCTTTAATATGCTTGAACTCGTCAATGCGGAGATTCGGGCATTGACAGGCGGGGATATCACAAAGGAGAGAGAAGTATTGCAGATGGATTGCTGGCGGGCGTTGACCGAACTGAATGAGAAGGCCCGCGAGGCACAGGAGTTACAACAGAGATATGGATGCAAATAATTTATTCGATGCGCTGTCCTATTTTAAAGGAATGTGCAAAAAAAACAAATTGGCCAAGGCTCACGCTTTTTATCCGTGTGTCTGTTCCGGCATAAACTCGCTTGAAGAGGTTCTTCAGAACCTTCGGCGCGAATCCGCTTTTTTCGCGGTAGATGATACGAATGACGGAGTGACCGAGAAGCGTTCCGGAGGATATTTTAAAAAGCGTACTTTTACCGTGTTTCTCATGATGCGGTACCGTATCAGTGATATGGCGGAACGCCAAGCGGCACTGGAGGTGTGCCGGCAGCTGTTCCGCCAGGTGCACAGCAGGATGCTGGTTGACCGTGAGAATCTGGATAACGAACTGGTGTACCTGAATACGGATAATGTGTATTCACGCGAACTGGGTGAATACTTTATTTCCGGATGCACAGGCCTGTATTTTATGATTGATGTTTCCGAACCGGTATCTCTAATTTATGACAGTGATGAGTGGGAGGAATGAGAACAGGCCGAAGTCCACGGCTGAAGATCGGGCAAAGTATAAGAAGGCGTGGGCCGAGATGATGGTCACTATCTGGAGGGAGAAGATCATGAGACTGCACGTGGTTGATACGGTGTTACTGCACAATGATATTACGGAGAATGTGACAATGGGCAGCAGTGAACTGACGGTGATACAGCATAAGTTTATGGAATATGGCATTTATCAGGATTGTGGTACGGGGCGGGGATATGAGATCGACGGCCAGTTGTATAATGACGGGCATAGAGGGCATAACAAGGGTGATTTGAAGTTTTTGAATCCGGATTTGAGAGGCAAGAATTATGTGCACAGACAAAAATCCGGCAAGATTACCTCAGGTGAACCTCGCAAACCCCGTGAATGGTTCTCACGTGCCTATTTTGCTTCGGTCATGGTCTTGAAAGAGCAGATGGCATACATGTATGGTGAGGAGTTCTGTGGTCTGCTTGCGGAGAAGATTGAAGAGGCGAATCACAAGCGCAGTACCTCCATGCGTTCGCATTTATGGGGGCATCATCAAAAGAAATGATGTCTTTTTACGGCTTTTGGCTTTGTTGTTACTTTGGAATAAAAAAGTAAATGGCGGATATTAAAGACACATTAAAAAAATTGGCGGAGCAGATAAGGGATGAACGTAATGCCGGAGCGAATACGGCATTGCGTGTCGGTTCTTTGTTGTTGGCCATGATTGATGCAGGTGCTGATATAACTGATTTTGAAAAATATTTTCTTCGTAAAGATAAAGAAGATATCGCCAATGAGCTGATAACGTTTTTGAAAGGTCTTTTGATTGGTAAAAACGGTAGTGGAATTACTGTGCTTGAGAACGGTATGTCACAGGCTGTTGTCGATTATCTGTATGTCAAGGTCAAAGCCGTTTTTGATGAACTTGAGGTCAAGAAGAAAACGTATGTGGGTGGCGAGCAGGTGATTTCCCATGCAGGTATGAAATGCAACCGTGTAGATGAGTTGGATGATGTTTACCGTTGTTATTTCAAGGAAGAGGAAGACGGAATTGAGATAGAGAACCAGTTTACTCCGGGATCTCTTGCCATAGCCCAGGAGTGCAATATCAAGACAGGCGTTTCTCATCATGTCGGCAACCGCTATTACTGGCGGTTGGTCACAGCAGTGGGTGAGAACTATATAGACTTGTCCAAGACCGTATGTGATCCTAATGTCGAGAACGATGTTCCGGTGGCAGGTGATGATATCGTGGGATTAGGTCATAAGACCGATATGACCCGACAGGCGGCGATAATTCTCTCTTCGGTGAACGAAGTTTCTCCGTCCATCATCATGTATCAGGGTATTAATGATTTTACCTTGACCGGGAAAGACGTTATTTCTTTTGATTTTGACAAATCTACTGGCAAGGCACGGATGAAGGTGTACGGAGATACGTATATTGGTGACAAGGACCGGACCACTTACATGGAATACACTCAGGATAAAGGTGTGGATATCAAGGGTATGTTCCACATCGAGCAGGGTTCTACCGGATGGCGAAATATGGAAGGTCTTCCGGATGAGATACAGGCTGCTGCAGATCTTGCCCAAGATGCTAAGGATGCGATAGATAACGCCGCCGTTGGCAGTGTAAATCTGTTGCGCAATTCCGGGTTTACTGGAGATTACGAAACGGAGGAACTGTCTGCAACTACCGAGTTATCAGCGGCCACCGAGCTATACAGCAAGCAACTCAAGCATTGGACGGGTGTGGCTACCGTATCCTCGGACAGTGCTGCCGGCTCTGGGTATTCTGCATCAATCGGTAGTTTGTCTCAGTCTGTATCATTAATTAAAGGAGAAAGTTATGTTATCAGCTATAAAGCAAAGGGTACGTCTGTGTCTGTTTCGTGTGGTGATTTCAGCACAACTCAGCCTCTTACGTCCTCTTATCAGAGATATACCCATAAGATCACCTTCAATGGCAGTGGTATATTTCTTATTAGTGGTACCGCAACCGTTTGTGACCTTCAATTAGAGCGTGGAACCATCGCCACAGACTGGAAACCGTCCATTCTTGATAATGACAAGGCAACAGCCGGTTTTCAGGCGATTAATTATATCGCCAGTGCTATTAAGGATGGATCTGTGGATATCCTTGGCGGTTTGATCCTTGCCAATATGATCCAACTGGGCAACTACAAGGATGGTAGGATGCAAAAGGTCACAGCTGGAGTTAGCGGCATATACAATGACGATGATGATGTAGCATTTTGGGCAGGAGGAAAACTTGAACAGGCTATTATAACCGTGATGAGGTTTCGAAATGATCCGAATTATCAACCTACCGATGAAGAATGGGCGAACATGGCAAACTTCGTTGCCACTCATGGCGGTGATGTATTCTTGAGAGGATATATCTATGCTTTGGGCGGATATTTCCGGGGAAAAGTTGAAATAGCCAATGGCAAGATACTGTTGAATGAGGATGGTTCCGGGCAGCTTGCCAATGGGAACATCAAATGGGATGCAGATGGAAATCCTGAATTTGTTGGAAAAGTAAAAGTCAAGTCTTCAAATGGCTATACAATAAGCATTGAGCCGGAAAATGAATATGGAATCCCCTCAATAGAGATGCGTGATAATACGAACGCCTCCCTGATAGATATATCATGCATATACGGACTGAAAGGGTTGATTCCCATGGTTTCTATGTTTGACCCGAATAGTAATGATGTTTTGTATTTCCGCCCGGACAGTATGGTTGTCGAGCAAAAAGGAAGTGACGGTTATATATATCAGACCCAGATAATGGGAGGACGCATAATTATGGTTAAAGGTTCTGAGATTGTATGGGATCAAAACCAATTGCCCAAATAAAATGAAGTGATATGGAACTTAATTCGATAAATAAAACAGGTACTTGGAGTGAGGCGGCAGATCGGCTTAACTACAATTTTAGTAAGACTTCTACCGAGATTGATAAGGTCAAGCAGAACAGTGTCCGCAACAAGGGATTGTTTTCTACGGAAGAAGCATTGCATGCTGCTGTCCCATCTCCAGTTGTGGGCGACTGGGCTGTCGTGGGGGATACCATACCCGGTCCTATATATGATTGCAAGATAAAGGGGAAATGGAGTCCTACAGGAACAACCGGAGGCGGTGGAAGTGTTGACCTTTCCGGCATCTTGAAAGCCGAGGAGATAGACGATGTAACATCAATATTATAGGTATGAAAATTAATTATCAGTCCGATTTTAAGATCATAGAGAAGAACTTGAATGGGGATGTGAATACTCCCTTCCGGTTCACTTACCGTACAGTCCTGTCGGGATGTGTTGTTGCGGAGTTTGACGGGCACGGGTACAAGAACTGCCGTAGGCTTGATGATGGTAGTCTGCTGGTCATTTTTGACAGGCATGGACTCCGTCCTGGCACTCTGTCGGTCAAACGCGAATACTATCTTTCTGATGCTGATTTTGCCGATGGTATCTGCAATCTTGTATCGGTGGAGATTACAGGTGTTATCCTCGTTTCCGGCAAGACGGATGAGAGCACAGCGGAGATCATTCCCTATTCGGATTATGCCGCATACAATGCGGTGCAGAGCGTATCTCTGTCAGATAAGGAGTATGATGATGTGCTGAGTGATTTTAAGATTAATAAATAATTACATAAAATAACAACGGGCCAAGTTCCGGCGGAACTTAGGCTAAAAACAGGAGATATTATGGTAAAAATGCAT